TTGTAATCGACTTTCCAGCATTCTTTGCTGTTGTTTCGAATACTGATTTAGTAAATTCGCTAGGAACTATAGTAACTTGCATTTGATTGATCTTATCAATCCATTCTGCAGGACAAACGTCTCCTTCAGTTCCTGCTGTTACACCAATATTGTATTTACCTATAGGTTGAAATTCATTTGGTACTGTAATTTGAACCCAGATGTCTGGCTGTGCTGTTAATGGAAGCGGAACAAATCTGCTTTGCCAATCAAACGGAATAGGATATGTAAATGGAGTATGTCCCCATGGCATTGAAAGTAATTTAATGTCCCACTCTTCGCCTCGTTTATCTATAAATTGTTTAATTACTTCTCGTGCGTGGTGTCCGTAACCTGATTGTGTTGCTACTGGTGATGATATAACCGCTGTTCTCATACTATTCCTATTTTTTCGTATTTTGTTTCTGTAACTGGTGTTAATGTGTATCGCTTTCTAATTACTTGTTTTGATTCAAATAAATAATCAATCATCCAAATCATTTTCTGCCCCATTTGTTGTGCCGTTAATCCATTTTTTAACGCCCATTCTCTTCCTGATTGTCCCATTTCTGAACGAAGGGTTTCTGGTGTGTCATACCAATATGCAATTGCATCGGCTACATCTTCAAATCGAACACGATCATCAAAGATATAAGGTGTTTGCGGAGATCCTTGTAAGCTTCTATTACTAGGAAATACTGGTTTAGCCCAAACTCCATGTAATTTATACTTACCAGCATGATTAGTTGCAAATTCACCATTAAAACGTATCCATTCATCATTTTCGTCTACAAAGCCACATTGATCTTGTAATCCACCAGTAACATTATTAATGATAGGCGTTCCGGATAAAATTGCCTCAGTTGAACTTAGTCCCCAACCTTCATTTGATCCAATATTAACTACAACATCTGCTACGTTATACATTGCATTCAATTCCGGCGTGTTTAGTTTTGCCTCCGAAAATAATACTTTATAATCAGGACATACTGCTTTCCATACTGCACGTAAATCTGTTCCATTATCGTCTACTATCTGAGTATGCATTAATAATGCAACTGTTTGACGTTTGGCTTCTGGCAATCCATCAACGAATGTTTTGAATGCTAAAATTACATCTCCTGGTTGTTTTCTTCGAATATTTCGATTATTCCAAAATACTACAAAATCTACTCCATTATCCGTTTTGATTTTTTTGTGCATATCAACCAACACCGGATCTTTGGCGTCTAAAGGTTTAAACGTATTATGATTTAATCCGTGAGGAACAAAACCTGTAATGATTTCATCTGAACTAACTTCGGCACAAAGTTCATCAGATTCATCATAATCTACAACCTTAAATCCGTTCTGTTTAAGCACTTCTCTATGGATATTATCGGATTGCTTACTAATGCCTATGATTAAATCGCAACTTGCATAAAAAGGGGCGTTCCACATTGGATATGGTAAATCATCCCAAATTGAATAATAAATAATTGGCGTTGCATATGTAGTTTTAATTTCATGTTCTAATGCATACAACCATGTCCAATATCTAGGATCTGTAAAGTGAAAGATTGCATCTGGCTTTTCTTGATTTAGCAATGCAAACAAAATGTTTCTATCACCATAACCATTATATGGAATTAATTTAACTGAAGCATCTTCAACTCCTGTTTCTCTGCGAACATCTTCGGACAAATCATATGCTTTACCAGCATCAGGATGATTTAGTGCAGCACCTAATTGAACCCAATCATAGTGATGAATTGTATTAAAAATAATTTCTTTACTGATTGTTCCGATACCTGATGGTAAGCGAAAATCATCTGCTAACAATAAGATTTTCTTTTTCTTAGGTTTGTTAGGATCAATCTTTTGTAACTTTGGTAATTCCATTCTATTCCTTTATAACTTTAATATAAATATACTATCCTAAAATAACAACCGGTTTATTAAGTTTTTTTGTCTTAGACCAAGCTGTTTGCAACACCGGATCAAGTTGCATTTCATTGGTTAATATCATCATGTAATCGCAACGTTCAGCAATCAATTTCATGCGATGATGAAGTTGACTAAAATGATAAGGTTTTCCATAATAAGATTCTGGCATAGCGGAGTACATGTTGTATCCGGAAAAACTAGGATTGTATTCTTCATAACGTATTGAAAATTCTAATGTATATTTTCTAACCATACTATTAGCACCTTCAGTTCCCCCGGCGCCAACTACTGTTAACTCTTCTCCAAACTTACGTTTAAGCATTTGAAGTGTATCCTGTACTTTGCGTTTATTTTGCCAATTTGTATTGCCTACTACTGCAACTCGGGTCATACTCGTTCCTTTATGAATTTAACACCTTTTGGATAATATCCATATACTAGTCTGAGCATGGATTCTAATAGCTTTTTATTTTCTTTGTGGTTTGGATCATCAATGTTAGTGCAAAGAGCATATTCCATTGTAGTCCAACGCTTACCACCCCATGTTGGGTGATTTTCAATATCGAATTGATAAACATAAACATGTTCATGCAAATACTTTATTCTTTTATTCTGTTCGCTTTCGGACATCGTTCGTAATCAGTTTTAAATGGACAATACTTACAATTTGCAGAACCTTTGCCGGCTACTGCTAAATATGTTTTATCTGCTAATTTGTTGCCTTCTGCATCAAAGCAATGTTCAATAAACAAATCAATGCTACGTTGAACACGCTTTTGTGTTACACTACCTGCAGCAGGTTTGATGTTTTGTATGCGTTTCTGAGGAAACATTGACTCTTCCATTATTTTGCGTTTAACCACAAAGAATTCAACTTCAATGTTTTCTTTAGGAATACCATATTGTTTTGCAAAATAATTTTTATATGTAATAAGCTGAGCTAATTTAAGTGAATCTGATTTTGCATTTTGATTCCAACCATTACGACTTGTTTTAATGTCATATATGTATATTTTACCGCTAGGAACATGTCGCATAACAACATCCATAAATCCATACCAATATACTGAAGGATTTTCGTCTGAAGCTTGTACACACAATTCCATTTCGATGCCTGCCAATTCCCAATTCTTAGATGAAAAGTATTGTGAGCGTCGTTTCATAAACCAATTCAATATTGCAACGCCATCTTCAAGGTATTCTGCTAATTGTAATGGATTTGAAAAATGTTCACCATTATTTTCAGCAACACATCGTGAATATTCTTCTTTGAGCTTTGCCGTTAATATGTCTCTAAAATTTATTGCTTCTGCTTTCTTAACTGATTCGGTATACATAACCGTTAAGAAATATTGAAATGTTTCGTGAAATGCTGTTCCGAAACATGTATCAATTGAAGATGTGAATGGAGCTAATCCATCAATGTAAGCTAATTTCCAAGAAAGTGGACAACGTTCATACATTGACCACTGCGAATAAGATATTTTTCTTGGAACTGTCGTTGAATCTCGTTGAGATAAACGATATATCGGTGAAAGATAGTTTCCGGATTTCATACTATTAATATATGAAAAATATCACTATATACCAACCGGATAGTAAAAAAGTGCTAACATTTCTGCTAGCACCTTATACTAATTTTTTTATTGTTCAACTACAATGTAGCCACCATATTCGCCGCGGTCTCTATCTGCTCGTTCTAATTCATCACTAATTTTATCTGCAATTTCATCTGAAATAGTTACTTTAAATTCAACAATACCTTCGTTTGGATCATATGATCGGTTAATCGAAGTTTTATCGAAGCCATATCTGTTAAATACATTAATAGCAACTCTATCCATGAACTTATTAGTACCAGAAAATAAAATCATTTGCTTATTAGCAGATCCTTCGGTATCATCTGGATATCCGTTATTATTTGAATCAGTATCTCTTAAATTGCCTGTTTTTGGATCTCGGTTAGCACCTGAATCAAATCCTAATTTATTTTCCAGATCAGTTAAAGTGAAATTAGTTTCATGTAAATTCTTAGTGCCGAATCTACGCATATTTTCTGCTAATGTATTTTTTTTCATATTTTACCTATTTTTAAATAAATATCAGAAAAAAAATTATTTATCAGATTCCAACTTTTCTATCTCCTTTAATGCACGTTGCATATAAAGAATATCATCTAATTTTTCTTCAATGCTATGTTGTAACCATTCTTTAAGTGAAAGGTCTGTGCGATCCATATCAGTTCCATATTTTGCTTTTCCGATTACGGAACGTTGTATGAATCGATCTATAATTGAATCTACAATTGTATCCAGTACTGGTATGATTCGAGTTTCATCAGTTTGTGTCATTTTATTCCTTTCAATAATTTCTTTTTTTCTCCTTCACTATAACCATACATTGATAAAATTCTATCACATTGAGTCTTATCCATTAAATCGATATAGTCAGTAGCTTCTGATTTGGATACTTGATAATGTTCGGCAATTTGTGCAACTAAATCCTTTTCATACTTATCTTCTGATTTGCCTTTTATGTATTTTGCAAATCCTTTAGTTGCAGGAAGAAATTCATAGTATAATCTATACGTTTCTTGTGGACGCAATAAGCCAATTGTATAGGTTTGAAACTCATTAACAATTTCTGTTAATTCCATACGCATTGACAACCAACGATTAACAATAAATGGAGTAAATTTCTTTTGATCCGTTTCAGACCATTTAGACCATTCTTTTTTCTTGTCAGTTACGCCATTAATGAAATCAAAAATTGTTGCACCCTTTTTTTCTTCTGCCATTTATTATAGTTTATATTTGTTACGATATTGTTGTTCCAATTGTTTACCTATTCCTAATTCAATTATCACCGCATTATCTGGAACTCCGATAATACGTTTTGCATCTAAAATGTCATCTATTGTTTTATTGCGAAATGTTTTCATTTTAGTTTTAGCATTGCTTCTATTCGATGTTTTAAATACAATGCTAACCGTGCTTTTGTGATATTGTACTGACATTATTTAAGTTTCGTTTTAATTGGTTGAAACTCTTCTGGAATAGCTCCGCAATCATCACATCTAAATACTGGTATTGGAACCATTGTGTCTTTATCAGAACCCGTTAATAGTTTTGATACTTTGTTAATTGCCATTACTTGACGAAAATACATTCCGTCACATTCTTTACAGATAATTGGTTGCATATCTGTTGGCTTAATTCCTGGTGCGGTTAATTTACTCATATTTCTCCTAATAAATTGACAAACATTGCCATTATGTTAATTTCTTTATCTACTACACTAGCATCTTTAAATTGCGATTCTGCTATAATCAAAATGCAAGGTGCAATATGTCCATGTGCAAATTCATCTAAATTGTCATATAAAAATGTATACAAAGGAGTAAAGTCTCTAACTTTGCTATCTGCAATACATTGACGAATTTTTGTGAATGTTGCTTTTTTGTCTTTTGCATTTTTGAGCATTTCAAGTATTTCAGTCATATAATTAGCTTGAATTGCAGAAGCTTTATCCAATTGCAATTTGCCATTAACTACTGATGCTTGTGCTGCATTGATTGCTCGACGAATATCTGGATATGATGCATTGATAATTGCAGCAATATCTTTGATGTCATAGCTTACGCCTTTTTCATCAAGTACTGTAACTAAACGTTGTGCTACTTCTTTTTTATTTGGTGGTGTAATAGCAAATGTCTGACAACGTGATTGAATCGGATCAATAATCTTTTCAACATAGTTACATGTTAAAATAAAGCGTGTTGTTTTGCTATATGTCTCCATTAAGTTACGAAGAGCAGCTTGAGCATTAGGTGTTAAATAATCTGCCTCATCTAAGATGATAATTTTCCATCTGCGAAATCCTACTGTTGATGCATAACGCTTAATCTTATCTCTAACCGCATCTACTGAGTTTTCATCTGATGCATTAATATACATTAAATCTGCATCTACCGATCCGGCAATTATTTTCGCCAACGTCGTTTTGCCTGTTCCAGCCGATCCATAAAATAAGAGATGCGGAACATCGCCATTATCAATAAAAATTTTAACTTTCTCGATAATATGCTCATTGCCTATATATCCTTCTAATGTGTCAGGTCGAAATGATTCAACCCAAAGTGTATTTTCTTGTTGTCCAAACATATTTTTTATTTACCCGTTGATCCAAATCCGCCATCTCCACGTTCTGATGAAGATAATTCTGCTGCCTCTATTAATTCAACAGCAGGATATGGTAATATCATTAATTGTCCTATTCTATCACCAATTTGATATACTTTAGCATTAAGTAATCCATCAATTGGGCGAAACTTAAACATAATTTCTCCTCGATACCCAGAATCAATAACACCTACATGATTTGTTAGATATAGATCTGTTTTGCTATTTGATGATCTAGGAAAAATCAATCCAACGTGACCTTCCGGTATTTCAATTGCCAGGCCTGTTCCATAAACAACATTACCATAATCATCTTTCCTTGCAGATGTTGCCGTTAAATCCATTCCTGCATCTCCCGGCTTTGAATATGCCGGGATCGTTGCATCTTTATGTAGTCGTTTTATTTTTACTTGCATTCGACTCCTTAGTTTTGTAACATTACTAACCAATAAGTTGATTCAAAATCAGAACCCGTAAAATTAATTCTAGATAATCCATCTGGAGATACTTTCAATTGACCAGAGTCTCCACGATTTGCTACAAGTACTTCTTTCAATTTATCCGCAGAGAAACAAACCGGATCCATATCGGCAGCAGTTGTATTTCCTACCTCGAATGTAATGTTATCTGCATTAACTGTTGTGTAATTGATAATAAATTTAATAACACCATCTTTTACTTGCACTGCAAAGTTTTTGGCATCAGGTAATGCATTCTTGGCTTTAATGAACTTGCTAATAAATTCTTCATTGACAGGAATTTCAATAACATAATCAGGTTCTGCATTGATTGAAGGAACTGCTGGAATAACTGTCGTGTCTGCCAACATAAATGTTGCCTTAGTGCTACCTTCAGCAATTTCCATTGCATAATTCTTACCTGCTGCATCTTTTACATTGATATTGATATTTTCACCCAATGCTCCGAGCATTTTGTTTAAGGCACCGGTATGATTGATACCTAATTCGCCTTTCATGAATGGTGTTGTTTTCCATTGTATTTTACCTACAATTGTTTGATCCATATCGATCAATTCACAACCAACACCTTCTTCGTTTTGATTCAATTTAACCGCTTCGCAATTTCCTGCTAAATAATAACGATTAATAAATGATTGTAACTTGATT